CTCAAGGTAAAACTGGAGTGCCAGCGAATCGCCCGCCAACTGGAAATTGACGAAGGCAAATACATCGCCAAGGACTCGGTGCGCGAGCAGGGCATGGCGCTCGGCGCGGTAGTCGCGGCCTGCATGGATTCGCTGGTGGCCGTGCTGCCGGGCCAGTTGGAAGGGCTGGCCGCAGCGCAGATGGCTCCCGTCATCGAGAAAGAAGTCCAGAAGGCAAGGAGGGCTGTTGCCGATGCTGCCAGAGGGCTTCAGTGAAACCGTCGATGCCGCTGAGAAGCTCGGCATTGTCGAATGGATAGAGCGGCACGTTGAGTTGCCGCACTCTGCGCGCAACCCGCGCTTCCGCAGGGATACCGCGCCTTGGCTAAACGCGCCACTGGAAGAAATCGCCAAGGACACCAACGACGAGGTGGTGATTTGCGCCCCGGTCGGATCGGGCAAGACCACGCTCTTTGAGTGCCTTCTGGCGTGGGTGGTATCGCAAGCGCCGGGGCCGTCGCTCTTTGCGGGGCAGACGGACGAGCTATCTAAAGAGTGGGCCGAGACGCGGTTGGCTCCCGTCTTCAACGCCACCGAACCCGTGGCGCGGCTATTCCCCAAAGACCGCCACGCCAAACGAAAGACCGAGATCCTTTTCCCCCATATGCCGCTCTTCATCGGCGGGGCTAACATCAGCAACCTCCAAGAAAAGTCGATCCGCTGGTGTATCGGTGACGAGGTGTGGCGCTGGAAGCACGGCATGGTCGAGGAGTTCCGCCGCCGCACGCACGACCGATGGAATAGCCGGGTGGTGCTGGTCAGCCAGGGCGGCGAAGAAGGCGACGATTTCCACGCGGCCCAAGACCTTTGCGAGCAATGGCAATGGCAATGGGAGTGTCCGCATTGCCAACGCCGCCAACCGTGGCGCTTTGAGATGGTGCGCTTTGAGCGCGAGCGCAAAAAAGACGGGTCAATGGATTGGGACAGACTCGCGGCCACCACGCACATGGTCTGTGCCGGGTGCGATGCACGGTTTGAAGACAACGCGGAGCAACGCCGACAACTTTGCGCCACAGGGCAATACATCCAAGTGGCGGACGGCATGACCGGGCGGTTGGCATTCAACTACAACGCGCTCACGGTGTGGTGGGTGCCGTGGTCAAAGTTGGCGTCCGAGTGGGTCAGGGCCGAAGAGGCTTGGCAGCGCGGCGACCGCGAGCCGCGAAAGCAATTCCTGCAAAAGCGCATGGCGCAAAGATGGGAAGACCGCACGGCGCACGTTAGCGACGATGCCGTAGTGGCGATGCGGGACGCGACTTACAAGCGCGGCCAGATGCCCGTCGAGCCCGTGCTGGTCACGCTTTGTGCTGACCCCGGACAAATGCAAACGCACTGGAGCGTGCAAGCGTGGACGGAAGGCGGCGAGTCTTATGTGATCGACTACGGCACGACCTTCGCCATCGAAGATTTGATCCCGCTCGTGGCGCGCATGGAATGGCGCGTCGAGGGACGCGAGGAACCAATCCGCATCCAATGCGGGTTGGTCGATTCGGGCGACTTCACAGAGCGCGTTTATGCAACGTGCGCCCGTTCGGGTGGCGTGTTCTTTCCGTCCAAGGGATCGGCGGCACAGGCAGGCACATGGGATGCCTCGCACTTGAAGGACTACCCGACGCTCGTGCTTTACCGCTATGTGGACTTCTCGGCCAAGGTGGCGCTTTACATCGAGCGCATCGCCAAAAAATCGCCGCCGCTTTTGCATTTCCCGTCCGACACGGGTGAAGACTTTTTGCTTGGGCACATGGGGCAGAAGATCATCGAGAGCGAGAAGACCAAAGGCCGCGTCTGGAAGAAGGTGGCGGGCGACCACTACGGTGACTGCACGAAGCTGCATTTGGTGACGTGGTGGGTCATGCGGCAGCACTTTGAGGCGCAACCACAACCTTTGACAGCCGACGCCCAAGCATGACCTCCGAGCTTGCTGGCATCCGCAAATTCTTGAAGCGCACCAAGACGCTTTCCGAATTGCAGACGATGGCAACCGCGCTGTTTGCTTCGGCGGAAAGCGAAGTGGTCATCACCTCGACGGGCTTTGAGGGTGGCAGCACCAGCGGCCAGGCCAAGCGTTACAGCAAAGCCGACATTCTGAATCTGGTCGAAGACTTGATCGAAGACCTCGCCCCCTCTGCCGAGCCCACGAAAGTCCGCAGCGCGGGCATGGTTTACGCCGATTGGTCGGAAGCGCCCGTGCGTCTGTGATTTGACAGACCGCCGCAGGCGTGGCGGAAATTCAAACGAAATCAAAGCGCGGTGGAGCGCGCCCCGGAGCAGGCAGGCCACGCAAGCCCGATGCCAAAAATGCAGCCTATGAGGCAGGCGAACTTTATCAGCCGGGCAGGACTTTCATCTATATGCCCACGGTGGAGCCGCGCAACGAGCTTACCAACGGCACGCGGGTCAACATCATGCGGAAGGCGCGCTGGCTCTACAACAACGTGGGCCTCGCCGCCCGCGCCGTGGATGGCGTGGCGCGTTATGTCTGCGGCACGGGCATCATCCCCGCCGCTCGCACCTCGGACGATGCGTGGAACAAGCAGGCTGAAGAACTTTTTGAGGATTCGGTAGGCCGCGAGGCGTTCGGCTTCGACGCGGGCGGTCAGGTCAATTTCTACGAGGCGCAGAGCTTCATCATCCGCCACGTTGCTATCGACGGCGACTTTTTCGGGCAGTTCATCAAAAGCGAAAGCGGGCGCGCTCTGGTTCGGTTCATGGGGGCCGAGCAAGTGGGCAATGCCTCGACCCCGCTGGCGCAAGACGAATGGCAAGACGGCGTGCGGACTGACCGCTACGGCAGGCCAACACAATACCGCATCCTTGGCAGCGCCGACGCGCAGCGTTTCACCGATGTTTCTGCCGATGACATCCTGCACTTCCGCCGTCCTGTCCGCATCGGCTACACGCGCAGCCCGTCATGGTTGGCCCGCGCAGCCCTGCATCTGCACGACATGGCCGATATCGTCAGCTTCACCAAGCAGACGTTTAAACTGGCAAGCCAGCCCGCCTTTATCATCGAGTCGCCCGACGCCATGCAGATTGGCATGGGGGCCGCGCTCAAGAAGCAGGATGCTTCCACGGGAAGCGTGACGCTCGACAAGCTCTACTCGCAATCGGGCGTGGTGCAGTTGCCGCCCGGAAGCAAGTTGCAGCAGTTCAAGAACGAGCATCCCGGCAACAACTTCCAGCAGTTCCTCGATTTTCTCGCCCGCGACATTTCTTGGGGCATCGGCGTATCGCCCGAAATGCTTTGGTCGGTGGCCGGGATCGGCGGGGCCAATACTCGCTATGTGCTGGCCGACGCACAGGTCTTTTTCTCCGAATTGCAGGAGTGGCTCATCAATCAGTTTTGCCGCCGCTTCTGGAAGTATTGGGTCTGGTCGGAGATTCAAGCGGGGCGTCTGCCGCTGCGTGACGATTGGTGGAGGGTGGATTTCATCCCGCCCGCCCGCGCCACGGTGGACTTTGGCCGCGACACCAAGGCGCTTTTGGAGATTGTCCGCACGGGCGCAATGTCCACCCGCCGTTTTGCCGAGATGCACGGGCTGGACGAAGAAGCCGAAGAAGATGCGGCGATTGCTGCCGCTGTTCGCCGCAAAGAAAAGTGCGAGGCGGCAGGGTTGAGCGTGACCGACGTGTTCCCGCCCGCGCCGGGCTCTCCTATCACCGCGCCATCTTCGGGGTCGCAACCTGGCATCGACGCTGCGGACGAAGAGGACGCAACGGACGGCGGTTCAACTCCGCCCGACTCCACGCCCGACGTTTGACACCCGCGAGGGTGCATGACCCAGAAGTGGTATGCGTTTAAAAACTCTTCCGACAAGAGCGGCGAGATTGAGCTTTCTATCTACGACGAAATCGGTGCGTTCGGCATCGGCGCAAAAGAGTTCATCGCAGAACTGCGCGAATACAAAGGCCAGCACGTTCACGTCCGCATCAACTCTCCCGGTGGAGAGATCATTGACGGAAGCGCCATCGCCAACGCGCTAAACCGCCACGAAGGCGGCGTCACCGTCCACATCGACGGACTTGCGGCTTCGATGGCGAGCTACATCGCCATGTCGGGCAAGCCGACTTACATGAGCGAAAACGCGCTGCTCATGATCCACAACCCGTGGACTCTCGCCGCTGGCGAGGCTGACGATCTTCGCAAGCAGGCCGACTTGCTCGACACCATGAAGTCAACGCTGGTGCGCGGCTATCAGCGCAAGAGTGGGATGCCCGCCGAAGAGATCAGCCGACTCATGGACGAAGAGACATGGCTGACGGCGCTGGAAGCCACCGCGCTCGGCTTTGTGGACGCCATTGAGGACGGCATTCCTGCCGCCGCAAGCGCCAAGGATTTGCGCCACAGGTTTGACACTTTTGCAAGGCGCATGGACGAATCCAACTCCGTCGCCACCGAAACCGAAGTCGCCGCGCCTGCGGTCGAAGTCGCCGTTGAGGAAGCGCCCGTCACCGTCGAGGCCGTTGCGCCCGAAATCACCGAAGAGCCCGCCGCCGAAGAGGCCGCGCCCGAAGCAAGCGTTGACGTTTTGCACAAAGACTTTGTGCATCCCGCCGAAAAAATCGCCGCACTGGAAGCCGAAAAGGCCGAAGCCATCGCCCGCGCCGAAGCTGCCGAGGCCGAGCTTGCCAAAGTCAAAGACGCTTTCGCCGCGCTGGAAAAATCCGCAGGCGTTTCCGCCGCAACAGTCGCCCCGGTTGCCAAGTCCGAAGAGTCCGACCCTGTGGCGCAGTGGATGGCCGCAGTCGAGGCCAAGGACTTTGCGGCCAGCAACAAACTTTACGCGCAGCACAAGAAGGCCATCTGGGCCGCTCGCGCCTCACTTTCCAAAGCCACCAGCTAAGGAAAACCCAACAACCAACAAACCCAACCTAATCAACTAAAGATATGGCTAACGTATTCGATTCCGGGCTGGTGGTCGCCACCATCTCGCAACAGGTTCAGACAGTCTTGGCTAACCGCCTCGCCCCTCTGCGCCTTTTCACCACTGACTTCAGCAATGAAGTTAAGAAAGCAAAGGACACCATTCAGGTGCCCATCGTCTCGGCAACCAGCGCCACCGCTGTTAACCCGACCAATTTTGAACCCGGTTCCGATGTGACCGTTGGCAAAGCCACCGTCACTTTGGATCACGTGGCTCAGTTCTTCGGCATCAGCCAGAGCGACCTCGCTCTCGGCCATCGCCTTGAGAACCTCATCAAAATCAACGTGGACGCTCTGGCCGACAAGCTCTGGAGCATCGCCATCACCCCCGTGACCACGGTCAACTTTGGTGCGGCGACTGTCACCACGACCACGATCACTCCGGGCAGCGGCCATCTGGCCTCGCTGTGGAGCGCGATCAGCAAATCCACCAGCAAGGGCTTGGTCGTTACTCCGTCGATCTACTCGGCGCTCATCCCGACCAACGCGGACTTCCTGCCGCTTCAAAACGGTGCTTATGGTTTCGATCAGGGCATCTACTACGCGAACAGCTTCAGCGGTGCGGTTGCGGGCCTCGACGGCTTCGCCTGCTCACGCGAAGCGGTGTGCGTTGCCTCGGCCAAGCCGATGATCGACCCTGCGGTTTCCTCGCAGTTCCAGATCAGCGACCAAGTTGTCACCCTCGATCAGTTGGGCCTCTCGGTCTACTGGAACGTGTGGGGTTCGACCAACAACCGTCAGGTCAACGCTTCCATCGAGCTTATGTTCGGCGCGGCCCCCGGCCTCACCAGCAACACGATGGCGCTCATCATCTAAGTCTGTGTGTTCATCTCCCGCCGTGTGAGTGGACGCGGCGGGAGTTTCATTTGCTCTTACGAGCAGGGGTCACGGTTCCACTCGCCGTGGCCCTTCCTTTTTGTATTCAGTGGCGAAA